TAAGTAAAGCATGAAATAGGATTGCACGCCCTGGAATACTTGCAATAGCAAAGACCACACAGTCTTCAGTTTCGCCTTGATGTTCTCGTAAGTCATATAAATATTCTCTCCTTATTTTACAATAAATTGGAGGAATGTTAGCATTAAGATAAGACATAATCAATCATATATATCGCCCCAGGTTTCACCAGATTCATAATCTACTTTATTTGGTACATCAAGGGTCACTGCGTTTTCCATTATATCAATTATTTTTTTAGCATGTTCTGGAGATTCAACTGATAAATCTAATTCATCATGAATTTGAATGTGAGCAACTATACCTTCTTTATATAACTCTAACATAGATTTTTTTGTCATGTCAGCAGCAGAACCTTGTATTAATTTATTTAAAGCTTTGTAAGTGTAAGCTCTTTTAATCCCTGGTCCATGTTCCTGGAGTGCTTCTTCATGAGACAATGCTTTATGCATACCAAATTGATTTGGTTCCCATAAATGAAATCTGCATAGTCTACCAAGTAATGTTCTAATTTGACCACGCTCTTGTGCTCTATTAGATGCAGAGTTCATTAACTGTTTAACAAATGGAACTTTAGCATGATACTGATCAAATAGTTCTGCAGCTTTTTCTTTTGATACACCAAGTTCAGCTTGTAGTTTTGTCTTACCCATTCCATAAAATAAACCAAGGTTAATAGTTTTGGCCTGTGATCTTGGTATGTTTGCCATATCAGCAACGATTTGATGGAAGTCTGTATTAGGATCATTCTTATAAGACTCTATTACAGGATATACAGAAGGAAACTGATGTAAGGATGCATAATGTACAACCAATCTTGGTTCTTGCTGTGAATAGTCAAAGCAACCCCACGTATGTCCTTCTTCAGGTAAGAATAAAGATCTAATCAATGGTCCAAGATCCTTGTTCCTTGCTGGAAGTTGTTGTAGGTTTGGATTATTATAACTAAATCTTCCCGTAACAGTTCCACCTTGATCTGATCTTATTTGATTAATCTCAGCATGAATACGACCTTTGTGTTCATACCTAATAATAGTGTCAATGAAAGTTGTATGTGCTTTATTAATTTCTCTTGCTTTAGCAATCATTTGAACTATAGGGTTAGAATGTTCTTGTAAAAAATTCTTTGTAAAGGAAGGCGCTGATGATTTCTCAGTTGTATCATAAGGTAGTCCAAGCTTATCAAAAACTGTTGCTATGCTTCTTGCTGCCCAAATCTGCGGTTCTATCCCTGTTTCTTGTTTTACTTTTAATAGTAATTCATTCTCTTGTGCTGTTAGTTGTTGTTTCAGTTTGTGTGCTCGGTCTATATCAACTCTTACACCTTTGAATCTCATATCCACTAGACATGGAAACAAATCAGTTTCTAAATTAAATACAGATTCAATATCTTGATGCACAATTTCTTTCTTAAACATTTGCCAGAGCTCTAATGTAAGTTCAGCATCTTTCTCAGCGTAAGCGCCAACCTCCATAGCGGGTAGTTGCCATAAATCTTCTTTAGGATCTAATCCTCTAGATTTGGCTGCTTCATTTAAAGCTACTTCACTTTTACCTCGGCCAATAAAATCCCAAGACAATTCATTTAAAGAATATCTAAATCTATTTTCATCAACCAAAGATGCTGCAATCATAGTATCTACGATTAAACCATTGATTTTAATACCTAATTTCCTTATCCAACATACGTCATACATTGCATTGTGAAATATTTTTAATGATGGTGTTGCCATTGTATCAGCAAACCAAGATAAAACTTTTTTACGATCCATGTTAGGACCTGATCCATGGGCTATTGGAAAATAAAAAGATCGTCCTGGTACAGCAACTGCTATACCTACAACTTCTCCATTACCTATAACAGAACCAGAACCTTTCTTTTTTAAATCAGGATCTCTTGTTTCTAAGTCAACTGCAATCTCATCGTATGATCTTAGATCAGGAAATTCTTCCGGTTCAACCCATTCCTTTTGTGCTTCAAATAGAGGTACTTTCATAATCCCTTTCAATAATCATTTGTATATAATGTATCGCTTTTAATAAATCTTCTTTCTTTCCTTTGTCCTGGTGTCTGCAAATATATTTAATTGCATTGCCTTCAGCGAATAGTATCTTATTTTTATTAATAAATAAAGAGGGCTGTATCTTATATTTCTTATAATGTTTACCTCCTATTTGTTTAAAAAATGCTTTGTTACTCATTTACTTTCTCCATTTCTTTGTATGTTTTAAGCAAATCATTAAAGATTTCGTTAGGATGTCCACCATAAGTGTAAACCCTCTTATTTGCTTCATAAATTATAAAATAATTATTATTTTGTTTTTCCTTTTCTATTTCCATTATTTTTATCATAGTTGATAACCATACCTTTCCTTTTTTGATTTAAATAAATAAAGATTTTCCATAGATCTTGTTACACCTACATACCAAACCCTATGTTCTTCATCTTGTTTGTCTACATTCTCAGCAGTAGATTCTCTGATCTTTCTTGCATTATCTAATACAAGAATAACATTCTTACATTCACCACCCTTTGCTGCATGAATGGTAGATACTTCTATTCTTGGTTCTTCAGATAATTTTTCTCCGTTAGATAACATACTTCTAATATAAAATTCTTCATTATGATCTGCGTTAACAAAAGCATCATACCATTTAGTATCTTTACTAAAACCAAGGTCTTCCATTTTAACGGTTAGTTTATTTCCAAATTTACTTTCATCAAACTGATGTTCTAAATATTCATAAATATCTTTGCAATCTGCAATAGATATTTCATTACCTTCGGTTAAAGATGTCCATTTTAAAACTGATTTATAAAGTTTACTATTATAACTTTTTCCAAATGTATTTTTGTAATAAAGATTATTTTCTTTTAATTGTTTTGATATCTCTAGTGCTCTGTAAACAGTTCTAGTTAATATTAACCATTTACCATTTGAAATATCTAAATTATCAAAGTTAAATATAGACTCTACTTTACCCTGAACAACATTTCCCTTGTCATCTTTTTTAGGAAAATATATTTTTTCTTTTCTGTTACCTTGTATTCTATCTAATATTATATTTGAAATTTCCTGAACAGCTTGAGGTATACGAACAGATTGTTGTAATACTTCTTCTTTTGCCGGTTGATCAATAAATCTATTAACGTCAGCACCAGCCCATGCAAATATAGCCTGGTCATCATCACCAGCTATGAATATATCTTTTGACTTATCATTTAATATATCAAACATCTTCCATTGAATGGGAGATAAGTCTTGTGCTTCATCAATAAAAACTACATCAAAGGACGGGCATTTATCCTTATTATTAATAAATTGAGTAATCATATCTGTATAATCATAGAGATTGTAAGACTCTTTATAATTTAAAAAATTTACATATATGTGATTAAGTAATTCAAAATCTATTTCTCTACTCCATTCATTAGTATTGAACTCATCTTCAATAGATATATTTTTGATTCTAGCTTTGTTGATTAATTTAAAGTATTCATTATCACAATTTAAATAACCACTATCATCTGCTTCTGAATAATAATTAACTCTTATACTTAATTCTTTACCTATTTGTTCATAATGAACTGGTTGCATAACATTTTCCTCACTCATACCTAAAGTATGAAAAGCTAATGAATGAAGTGTTTGAAAAAATTTAACATCAGATCTTACATAATTTTTATTTGTATTTAAAAATCTATCTCTTGCTTCTGCAGCTGCTTTTCTTGTAAATGCAAAATAACCAATTTTATTTAATGGAACACCTTTAACTAAATAATTATTTACTTCATTTAATAGTGTCATTGTCTTTCCTGTTCCAGGAGGACCCAGTACTTTCTTTATCATTAGAATACGTTCTTATTACCTTTCATTTTTATTATTTCTGTTTCTACTACATCTTTTATCAATTCATTTTCTTTTACATTTAAATTTACTTTTACAACCTCTATTGCCTCGTAGTTAGCACTTTCATTATTTAGCTTTGGAAATCTTTTTTTAATTCCATACTCTGCTTTATATCTTTCTTTTATTCTTTGAGCTGTTCTTTCCTTACCCTCTTTCCATTCTTTGTTTTTTAAAGTATTAAAAAAGTTTGCAAACTTGAAATATGCGTATCCGTCTTCTATTAATACAGCACCTGATTTAAAAGAAGCATATGATTTTGCTTTAGGTCCGTTAACATATTCTTGAAGATACTCATGTAATAATTCATCAGGAGTAGTCCCTTTAGGTGGTTGATGTATTTCTACTGGAGGAAATAGTTTAGCAATAACATTTTCAAAATCATCTCCTTTTACTTTTGCTACAAAAATATTTGCAGTCTTCATTATTAAAGCTCTTAATTCTTCTTGATCTTTTATTTGCTTTATATCCTTAGCTCTAACTGCTTTGCTTCCTTTGCTTTCAGGTAATTCAACATTGAAAGTATATTCAGGTTCTGGATAATTTATTTTTACTAGATTAGACAAGGGTGGAAACATTCTTGTTCTATCAGATCCAACACCATATTTTCTTTTAAGACATTCTAACTTCATACAAAAATTAACGATAGGTTCTTGATTACACGTATATCCTTTCGTGCTATCTTTTCTCCATGATTTAATTTTATCTATTATTTTTTTTTCTGACCCCCAATCATCCAATACAACACCATTAGAATCTTTTATAAAATATTTTTGTGGTGCTGCTTTAACAACGTTTTGCCAATTATC